TGAAGAGTAGGTACATACAGGGCATCAGTGTGTGCGGGATGTCTTGATGAAATGCACTAAAGTTATGAGTGAAGAGAATGTTACGACATTGGAGCAGCTACAAGATATGGCTGCGGAACAGGACAGGTTGTCAGGGTACGATAGTGGGGAAACCCAAGCAGAAGTGCCAGCAGCGGAAATCTTAAACCGGAAGGAATCCCCGTCTGAGGCGGGTAAGAAGCTGGAAGAACCTCCAAAAGAGGAACCGAAAGCCGAACCAAAGGCAGAAGAAGCACCGCTGGAAGAACCTGTCCCTGATCTGGCCGCTGGGCCTCCTGAAGTCGAAAGCAGCTCTTTGAAAAGTGAAGCTACGGACAGCCGAATGGCAAAGTCTGAAGGGCGACTGAACGATTCTTGGAAGAAATTGAACGCCAAGAAGGGTGAGGTTGAGGAAATGAGGCGTGAAGTTGAGGAGCTGAGAGGCATCCTGAACGACAAGGCCAAGCCTGAAGAGTTTGTTGATGAGGATGGAAGTACCGCAGCAGATTATGAAGCCGCAGCCAAGAGCTTTGAACTGGAAGGTGAGCACAAATTAGCTGAAGAGGCTATGAGGCAAGCTGAGTCAGTTAAGGCACAGGCTAGGGGGCAACAGGTGGCAAAGGTGGATGACTCATTCAAGCGAGAGTGGTCGGACAACTTTGACAGGGCCGCTGACTCTTATCCGGAGTTACGTGAGTCCGATTCTGTTTTCCGAAAAGCGGTTAATGGTTTGCTACAGGAACGTCCGGTTCTCGCGACATATTCTGGGGGCATCATTGACGCAGCCGATATAGTTGCAATGAAGATGTCATCCGAACAGTCTAATGAGCTTCGGGAACAGATTAGTACGCTCAGTGATGAGAATGCTGGTCTAAAGTCTAAACTATCTATCGGTGGTTCAGACCCAACAGGTGCGCCACAAGCCCCAAGAGGGTTCGCAGACATGACTCCTGAGGAGCAGTTCGCCAACCTACAAAAGAGGGCTGCGGAGGTGGATGCTGCTGGGGGCTACTGATATACAAGTGCATATATTAAATTATGGCTACACTATCAACAACCAACCCCGCGTCGATTGCAGACGAGTATCAAACATACTTCAGTAAGCAGTTGTTAGATTACGCGGTACAGGGTTTACGAAAAGCTGAGTTTGGAAAGACCGCACCACTACCTAAGAATGCTGGTGCTCAAACTATCCGATTCTTCCGCTTTAATGAACCATCAGCAGCCAGCGTGGTAGACCTTACTGAAGGAACCGCGATGGCATCTAGCGCATATCGTGAGTTAACGCTTGCGTACGTCGAGGCGACTCTGAACCAAGTCGGTCAGGTAATCGCTGTAACGGACGTACTCAACGCTACCTCGTTACTAAACATCATGTCCCAAGCCATCAAAACAAATGGTGAGGACGCTGCGTTATACTGTGACAACCTTATCCGTAACGAGCTGGTTAATTCCGGTGACACGGACGAGAGTGACAGTCGCACCAAGAAGTATTCCGGTGGAGCAACCACGTTTGCCGAGCTGGATGCCTTGACGGATGCGAACGGTAAGATTGACGCAACCGACCTATTGGACAGTGTTACCCAGTTGAAGATTAACCGTGCTCCCCAAATTGCTGGGCAGTATGTGATGATTGCTTCACCGCAGGTAACACGCGACCTAATGAACAACTCTGACTGGCTCGAAGCCCATAAGTACAGTGCTGTTCAAGGTTTGTTTAAGGGCGAAGTGGGATCGTTCCACGGTGTCAAGGTAATCGAGGACACAAATCCTTATATCGAGGGATCAGCCGCAGACAAGGGAACCTACAATGCTTCTGGCGATGTGTTCTCATCTATTGTCTTGGGTGGTGACGCCTTTGGTGTTCCGGCATTAGCTGGTGAATCACCGAAGTCTCCGTCGATAGTTATTACGGATACTCCCGATAAGAGCGATCCGCTTAACCAAACCACGACAATCGGCTGGAAAGCATACTACTGTGCCAAGGTGTTGAACGAAAACTGGTTCATCGTCTTGCGTTCAAAGTCTGCTTACTCGCACGGTGGTGCGTAAGTCTAGTTATTAACAACTGGGGGAGCCTAAAAAACTCCCTCGGTCTTTAATTTTTATGCCGCTATACGTTTACGAGAACGATAAGGGAGAGAGGGTAGAGGAGTTGAAGCTCCCCAAGGATAGGGACAAATGCCCAGTCGGATTCAAGAGGATTGCCGAACCCCAACCAATCTCCCTTACAGGAGCCGCATCCAACCCAACCAACATGAAGGAGGGAGTATTGAAGGGATACTATAAGCAGGAGTGTGCGGGCGGTAGCAGGTGGAAGTCTGAATTCAGCAAGAAACAAATTAAAAACGCATGGAGTAACTAATGCCTAGAGAAGATATTAACGATGTAGGGCGTCCCGTATCCAACACAACTTGGGACAACGATCTAATAGTCAGGAGGGGTGGCGGCGTAATGCTGGGGCTTCTTGGGTCATCTAAAAACACAAGCGCACAATGGGTGATGGTATTCGATAGCAAGACTGCTGTTAGCAATGGCACTGCTCCGGCGATACACCCCATATTCATTGCCGCAGAGGACAACTTTTATATGGAGATTCCGGTAAGGGGCATGAACTTTGAGAACGGGATTTATGTAGCAAACTCAACCACTGACACGACGCTTACCTTAGGGGCTTCTGACTGTTGGTTTACGGCGGTGATAATATGAGTCAAAGTAAATCAACAGGCGGTGGAGGCGGTACGGCAATATCCGGAACACCCGCTGACAGTCAAGTCGCCGTCTGGACGGATGCCTCCACGATTGAAGGAACGACTGGGTTAACCTTTATTGGGGCTGATGCTAATGTAAAGAAGCTAGGAATCGGAAAGGCTGTTCCTAGTTACCCGATTCACATTGATACTGGTACTGAGGACGCGTTTATTTCAATTCAATCCAGTACGGATAAGTCATTAGCCCTTGGTTCAACATCTACTAAAGGCGTATTTCAGTGTAATCAGGATTTTCAAATACAAACTGGTGGGGCCAGTAGGCTTAACATCGGTGATGCTGGGGACATTGGTTTTTACAACACTTCCGCAGCGGTAAAGATGACATGGGATGCCACGAACTCTCGCCTCGGCATCGGGACGGCTGGGCCGAGTAGACCCTTACACATTGTACAAACTGACACAACGACTGAGGCCGCGATTGCGATTGAAAATAGTTACGTGAGCGGAGCAGATGCGTCAGCTTGGTTCAAGACTGTTGATGGTGAATGGGCGATTGGAATAGATCAATCCAACTCAAAAGCATTTACGTTTTCTCAGGCGTCTGTTTTAGGTTCTAATGATAGATTAACCATCACCACTGGCGGCAACGTCGGCATCGGAGTCACTGACCCTGACGAACAGCTTGAAGTTGCAGGAAGGATTCACATATCCAGTGAGGTTGCCGCGCCCTCTGCTCCTGCTGCTGGAAACGGTGGAATACTTTACACAAAAGCCGATGGGAAGCCTTACTGGATTTCAGATGATGTTGCAGAGACTGACCTAACATCTGGCGGCGGTGGCGGCTCATCGCCGTGGACGACATCGGGTACATTCATTTACCGCGACTCAAAGGTAGGCATCGGCACTGGAGATGTTGTGACCAGCCAGAGCGAATGTTTGGCACTCGCCGCCTCCTCCGCCACCACAACCCTCGCTGACATGGATGGGCCGGATTTAACCATCCGAAATACATCTAATACGGATAACAACTATGGATCAGTCAGGTTCATGGCATATGGAGACAGTGGTTCAACAACGGGGATTAACTCTGCCGTAGTTGGGATTACTACCGATCATGATGAAGGGTACGGTGATTTAGCGTTTATGACGCACAACGCTGCTGATGGCCTTACTGCAAGAATGCGGATTGATGAAGACGGCAAAGTAGGCATTGGACGCGCTCCAACCTCAACCGCGCTAGAGATTAATGGTGACATCCTAGTAACTCCTGACGCTGGCACAGCATCTCTTACGTTTTCCGGTGCTGGTGCAGCAGTTATTAACCAGTATGCAAATTATGATTTAACTCTAAAGACCAACAACACGGCTCGCATGACCATTGACAACGCGGGTGACTGTCAGTGGCACAACACCAGTGGTGCTGCTAAAACGGCATGGGATGCTTCGGAGGAGAGGCTCGGCATAGGGACGATTGCGCCATCGACAGCTTTACACGTCGTTGGGTCAATAACAGGAGACGCTAGTTCCAGTTA